GATATTTCATCGTTTGCATTTCTAGATAGAAGTTTTACACCCGTTGCTTTACGGTAGTCGTTCCAATCAATAATCTGCATGTTTCTCACGGCTGTACGGTTCCATGAATTGTAATAGCGATACACACCGTCAAAATAGAGTACATTTCCAACAAAGTTCACATCATCTATATTAATAGTGAAACCTTCTGCGGAAGAATTTTTCTGAAATTCTAATACATTGTAGTTAACTCCGTAAACTGTGAAGGAAGTTTTATATCCACCAACCAACTTAATACCTGTTTTAATTAGAATCCTTGCTGAAATGATATATGTTTTATCTTCCATCAATACAGTTTTAATTCCATTCGCTACTGCGTAATCAATAGCCGCTTGGATTTTAACCTCATTATCTGTACCGTTAAAATCAGCTAAAAACACAACAGTTTTCTTGGATTTATCTGCCACAGATGATTCTAATTGAACTACAGTAGCTTCTAAACTTGGTGATACTGGTGCAACGGGTTCTGTCCATCTTGCACGAACTATCATGCCACTTTTAATTAAGTTTGAATCTATCAATAAGGTAAACTGATTTTCTATACTACTTAGTATCAAATTTGGGTCTACAAGAACACCGCCTACTTGTACTTCAAACCATTTACTTGATGAGTTGTAATTTGAACCTGCTGGCATAATATAAGTTATTTGATTAGCAGATGCTACCCATGTGTAGTCATTCATAGTAGACATTTTTATATTACCAGCTTGTAGTAAGATACTGCTAAGTTTATTTTCAAAATCACCTTGCTTTGTTGCAATTAAATCAAGTGTTATATTGAAACCATCAGCATCTACATTTCCTAGAATACTTGCTACAATATAATTATTTCTAGGATAAGTGATTGAAGTATTATCATCTGTATTTACTACAAATTCACCTACAAAATTACCTTCAATAAGTGTATCTTGTTCTGTGAAAGTATAAGATACTACTCCATTTAACGCATCTTCTATGACCGCTGGTTTATTTACAACTACTGTATTTTTATCACCCATGTTAAAAACTACAGATGTTCCAGTTAAATCAACTACAGAATCATCTTCATTAACTAGAGTGTAAGTAAACTTGTAACCTTTATCCGTTCGTTTTAATATGATGTCCATGATTTACCTCCTTCTTATTGAAAAAATCCCCTCACCATGAGGGTAAGGGGATTCTGTTAGTTAAAATTATGCTCCAGTTCCTAATGAACCAAAGATACCTCTGTAATCAGAGTATCCACAAGAGAAACGCATGTAACCACGATATTTAGCTTGCATTGTAGAGAAGTCTTCATCTTGCTTGAACTCAAGACGCTTTCTCCAGAAGAAGTTAAGTTCTGCTACACTAGGGTCAAGTAAGAACCATGCAGTACTTGAAGTAATGTAATCCATTGGAATAACTTCCAGCGACCCTTGAATTACGTTCTTATCATTTGTAATTCCAGTACCGTTACCAGTAGATGAAATATTCATTGAACCTAAGATAGTACGAGCCTTATATTCAAGAGTACGTGGAACTATAAGTTTAGTAGGTTGTGTTTGGATAAGAATACCTCTATCATCCACTTGACGAGACATCTGGATAAGAGCCGCTTTTAAGTTAGCATCCGTTAGTAATCCATCCGCAGAAGACGCTCCATCGGAAGCGGCAAGGCGGTTGGACATTGTACCACCATCAAGACGTTTGTGAGTTGTAGAGATTAATGGAGCACCATCAAAACCGTTGACAGTAAAAGCGTTGTTTAATATCTCAGCCGCTTTAGTTTCAATTGTAGCACGTGCCGCACGACCTAACGCTTTACCCATTTTAGAGATTTGGTTGTATTGTTCGTCATCCACTAGTTTACGCTCTACAGTAAAACCAGAAGCGAATTCTTCATGGATGTATTGTAATGCTTGTGGGTCAACTGTATCTTGGAATACTACAGAACCAGCAGAATCTTTCTTTTCCCAAAGACCGAATCCACCCATCCGTAAGTCAGTTTCAATTGCTTTATTTGAATTTTGAACATTGAAAATTTTAGAATACTGTTCAGCCTTTTCTTTGTATGTTTCCATGAAAACTTTACGTAGGCCAGGTTCTAGTAAACGACCAAATGATTGTTGTTGTAACATGGTTAATTCCCTCCTTGTAGGTTAATTATACTAATGTAACGAATACAAATTTTCCGTCTTTAGAGTAGTCAACAACTTTCACAGATGGTGTAGTTGTAGTATTTAAATCTACTGTTTGGTCATTAGTACCAGCCGCTAATAAAATTGAATATGATACACCAATGTCAGCGTTATTAGCAGTTTGTTTAGCACCAGATTGAGCCACAGGAACTTTATATACTGCCGCTTTATCCATACGAACTTTAGCTACACCGTTAGGGTTTTTAGTAGTATCAATTGAAGAAGCAGTAAATGAAGCATTAGTCGCAGTATATGGAGCACCAGCAAGACCTGTAAATTCTCCACCTTCTGTAACACCGATACCAGCACCACCAGCCGCACCTACACGTTTGATTAAACCAGCCGCAGTAGTTGTAACTAGGTCGCCTTTTTTCATACCACCGTTCGTGTAGTTAGTTACAGTTTCTAGTGGCATATCTTTAATTGGAGTAGTTAATGTTCCATCTAATCCGTAAGCAAATACAAATGCCATTTTATTTCCCTCCTAATTTGTAATTTATTAATTTTTATATTGGTTGTATTCCTCAGCAGTCATACCAAATTGCTTGGCGATGTATGCTTCGTCAGATGTTAATTGTTTAGTACTCTTAGCTTTGCCGTTACCTACAGGTAATGCGGTCTTTTTCTTTCGACCACTTTCATTAGCCAGCTTGTCTTGTACCTTAGCATTTGCCAAACTGTCTATGATTTTCTTTCCATGAACTGCGAATACCGCTTGTTCCAATGGTAGGTCTACATTTTTAACAGTATTAAGGATATAATCCACCGCTAAGTCTAGGTCATCAGACTCTAGTACTGGGTACTGTTTTTCGAGTTTCGCTCTGTCTGCATTAATTTGAGTTTGCCAACTTTGAAATTTCAATTCATTGAGTTGTCTCTCAAGCTGGTCTGCTCTGTCATTTGCGGCCTTTTGATTACGTAGGATTTCGAGTGGAACTTTAGATTGTTTGGATTCTTCTACAAGAGCCGCTTCTTCCATTTCAGCCATGATTTGTTCTACAGGTTTGCCAAACTTATCAGATAGAGTTTTAGCAAGTTTGTATTCTGGAGATTCATTTTTCAGTCTCTCTAATTCAGCTTCTACTCGCTTTTTAACTTCTGATTGTCTACGCTTTTCTGCGAACTTAGCATTTTCTTCTTTGGATTGCTTTTTCTTTGTAGTAAGTTCTTCCTCTTCTTCGTCCTCTTCCTCTTCATCATCTTCGTATTCATCTTCGTCTTCATCATCGTAGTCTTCATCATCATCGTCATCCTCAGAATCGTCTTCATCATCCTCTTCGTCTGATTCATCCTCTTCTTCGTCTTCCTCTGATTCTTGTAAACTCTTAATGGCCGACATCAAGTCTTCTTCACCGCCAGAGTAGTCCTCTTCATCGTCATCTACTTCATCCTCAGCGAATAATTGTAGATTCAATTTCAATGGCAATTCATTCTCAAATAGCATATCGGTTACTCCTCTCCCCTTTTTACGCATGGGTTGTGCGAAATTTGTATGTGTTCTGGCTTACGCTCCAGATAGCGAATGTTCTCTATACTAAATATAACCAATGTTCGTCCAAATGTAAACAATTATCTTCCATATATGTAGATTTTTTTACGTATTAAATGTAGATGAACTAGGGTAAACTAGAACTAAGGAAAATATAGAAGGTGGGTGTGTGCTTTCTCAGGTAAAATACACTTTCAATTCGCATTGATTATATGGGTAATGATTCAAGTGGGGGTCGATGATGTCTTTCTTAATCCTATTCCTTTCCTTATTGGCTCTGTTTTTCCTGATTGTGACCATAAAGCGGCACCTATGGGAAGAATCTTTCCTATGTGGTTGCTTTTTAATCATAGGGGTTTTACTCATACTATACCTAGTTTGTTACTATTTTCCTTCCCTATAGGTGTATTCTATAGCTGGAAATGGGCACTACTTTTTGGATGTGGATACTTTCTACATCTTATGATGGATACAGGCACACCAATGTCTATTCATTGGTGGAAAGGTCATCCTAGAAAAAAGAAGAAAAAACTTTACACCTCTTAACCAATTAACTATAATAGTGTTAGGAGGTGTTCTTTATGAACATATATGGAACTAAAGGTGAAATTATTTTAGTGGATATGGATGACCATGTATTATTATCAAGACATAATTGGTATGTAGATGATAAAGGATATGCACGAACTTCTATTGGAAGTAAAGTAATAAAAATGCACCAATTAGTATGTCCTTGTAGAAGGGGATTTATAATAGACCATATTAATCGAAACAAATTAGATAATCGTAAAGAAAACTTACGTCAAGTTAATATTCAAATTAGTAATCACAATCGAGAAAGAAATAATGATACTGGTTATTTTGGAGTTAAACGTAGTACGAGAAAAGATTGTTATGAAGTAAGTATGTCTCATAATTCCAAACCAATTTGGATAGCATCTGGTAAAGACATTCATGAATTAGCAATACTTAGAGATTATGCGGCATGGAAATTAAGAGGTGATTTAGCTTTACTTAACTTTCCAAATACTGATTATGAAAAATTTGACCATCCTAAAAAAGAAAATATAGATGAAAAAATAAAAAGAGCCTATCTCTAGGCTCTTTCTTTTTAACCAGCTTGCATATTGCCCATAGCCGTAGGGGATGTAGTTCCCTTTGGAGCCATTGAACCCATTTCACCAGCCGTACCTTGTTTTGTACCAGATGTAAAGGTCTTCTGTACGATTTCCTGTACTGGCTGAGCCATTTGTTCCGTAACTTGCTGGTCAGTAGCACCTTGACCTTTAAGACCTTGTGCTTGCTGGATTAATTGTAGAATCTGGTCACTCAGACCTTGAATATCCTGATTACGTTTATTCTCTCTGTCAGCTTGCATACGAAGTAGAATGTCTTCCTTATCTGGGAAGTCCTTCATGTTAATCCATTCTTCTGGTGTAATGATTGGTGGGTCATGCTGGAATTGCCCCTGTTGTTGCATTAGGTTATCTGCTTGCTGAGATTTACTAGCCGCAGTGATTGGAGCATGAGCATACACATCAGAACGGATTCTCCACTGTAAGTTGTCATAGTCCATTTCTTTTACTGGTGTCCATGTCATGTAATCTGCATTACCGTTCTTTCTACGAGTCATGATTGGTCTTTCTTCTTGCCAGTACACTAAGATAAAGTTTGCAATTAATTCTGATAATTCTTCTACAAAGTTATCAATTTGAATGGCCTTGTCTTTATCTCGAATAGTTGAACGGTCAATCAAACTATCTACACCTGTAGAAGTTGTTAAACTACCAACTGATTCACCAGTGTATGCTTCGGTAATACCAGCCATGTCTTTAATATCAGCTTTCATACGGTCTTCGATATCAAACAATCCTTTAGGAATGTCTGGTGGTTGAATGACTTCTACTGCATTTGGTACATTCGATGTCCATACTTTTCCAGCAAGCGTACCTGTCCTTGACATTTCAGCCGCATTAATACCAGACTCACGTAGTACGACCTTTTGGGGATTCTGGTGTAGAGTTCCAATAATCGAAGCGGTTTGTGCAGTTTTATTAATAATCTTCTGGTTTTCAAGCATATCCATAGCAGTAGAAGTTCCCCAAAACGAAGTGTCTTCCTCCTCGTCATGGTAAACTGCAAACGGTAGCACCGATGGTTTAAAATCCTCAATACGGTATAGTAAGAAGTCAGTATTCCATAGAAAATAGGAAACGTCAACTTGCCAACGACCATCTTCATTTCTGTATCTCTCCCAGTGAACATGCATTGTACACATTTCGTCATCGGTATCTGTATCATTGCTTTCATCAGACTTTGTAGTTGGTCTGTCAAAGATATCACCATTAGCGTCTGAGTCACGTTGCATATCAACATATTTTAATTTTTTTAATTTATCTCCAGCAAATTCTCTAAAGATAGGATGATTCTTTACATCCGAAAAAGCAATAGGTTCTGTAATGGTTACATACTTTGCTTCATAAATGCAATAGGCCGTTGGGTCAACATAGAAGTTAGCATTGTTTAGTTTCTTTACTTTAATATCATACCGATAAAGCTGGTTATCTTTGTGATAATCGCCGTAGTATTTACCACGAATATTATCCTCAGCATACACATAAGCTATAGATGTACCATGAAGTAACGCTCTGTCTACGACCTTACGTACCATGAGTGGTATCTTCTGTTCATCCCAAACGTGCTCATATGCTTTTTGAATTTTGTACACTAATTCTTCGTCATCTGGAGTAAGTGGCGTAAAGTTGGCTTGTGGCACGTTTTGGGCTAAGTTAGCACGTTTCGTAGTACGTACATATCGGATTAAGTTAGTAATCGGTTTAGGTATCCATACAGGAATGTTTACATTATCCCATTGTCGCCCTCTATCAAATTTATCAATTAACGCCCATAGTTTGTGATGTTCATCCATACCAGATGCCGCACGATTGTACCTACGGATAGCTTTATGAATTAACTTACGTTCCTCTTCTTCTGATAAACTATTATCTGGTGTATTGACTTCTTGACCTTCTGGGTTAGGATTCTCCATTTGCTGAGGTTGTTCTGTACCACCCATCATTTGTTGCATCATAGCTAATTCTTCTGGATTCATTTAGAGTTCCTCCCTACATCAATACCTTGTGCTCGTAACCATTCAGCCGTTTGCTGGTCAACGAATCCCCATTCAGCTAACTGATTTTCATCTTTCGGTTCTTCATCTTGTACAATTTCTGGAACTAGGACAATGGCTCTAATATCACGAAGTACGAATATGCCATCTGAAAGAACTATGGCATTATCCCCATCTGTAATTGCCATACCTACTAATTTGAATTCATCAGTTCTCCAATCCACTATACGATAAGAGTTATCTACATATTGAATCTGATATTGTAGTTTATCCATTAGTTCACACACTCCCAATCGTCTGCTAAAATATCAGAACCACTAGGCACCCATGTAGCTACATCATTTTGAGCGGTTTTTAAAGCAAAGTACCCACGATAGGGAACTAAGTCATTAGGGAAAATTCCTTTAATGACATCCATTTGTGCTGGATAGCTAGCTGGCTTTACGTAGTATGCGAACATGCCAGAACCATTCCACCCTTTACGTGCTACCTTACTACCATCTTTCATACACCATAATGCTTGACCGAAATCCATACAATCTCCTCCTAATAATAAGCTAAAAAGTCATCATACATTTCTGAGTTATTTTCATCATAATCAATCGTGTCATAGTTGTGGATATCACTGTAGCTTTTTGGTGGTTCATATGAAGTACCTTTTAAGAACTCTACGTCATCTGGCAACCTAGCAATCATGTATCGCATAGCATCACACAAATGGTCATTTTTCTTTTCAGGCTTTTCATCTAAGTTGTCTTCTGCGTTGTCAATGTCTGTTTCTGGATAAGTATATTGTAACAGTTCTGTGATGCCATTAATACAAGTTTTGTAGATTTTTAACTTACCAGCTTCGATATAACTGTTTACTTTGGTTAAACCATATTCGATATTGTTATTACCTAGAGAAAAATACAAACCATACTCCATGAAGTGTGATTGAATGTTTTTTCCATTGATTACATCATTCATACGGTTCTTGATGGCTGGGTCAGCTACCATGAAACGCAGTAGACCTGATGGGATTGGTTGTATTCTTTCTTTTAATTGTCCAGCATGGTACGGTAAAGTCTTCTCTGGTACATAATATTCGTCATAGAGAATGACTTCTCCTTCTTTTGGATTGATTGCTCCAAACCAAACGGCAGTTGGATTACGTAATCCATAGTCCATTCCTATAAAACGTTCCCAGTCTTTAGGAATACCAAACCTATCAGTCTTTTCTGGAACTACAGGATATGGGTCAATGAATGTAGTTGAGATTTCTGGATACACCATACCACTATTGTACTCAAAGCTACCTTCGAAGTATTTCTTTTTATACCACTCAGGCTTACCAACGGTATTCATTTCGATGTAGTTAGCTGGTAGATACGTATTTAGTTCTGTTTTCCAGATAAATGTACGCATGAACCGATTGTATTTGTCATGTTGAGGATGTGTTGGGTCTTTACGTGCATCATTATCTACGAATGTATCTTTAATCCACGTATTAGCTGGGTTAGATGCTACAATGATAGCTTTATTACTTGTGAATGGGTCACGCATACGAGATTGTACCTGAGTATAGATGGATTTCTTGATACCAGATATCTCCTCTATATGTGCTAGACCGATATTTAAGGAACGTATTTTTTGTTCTTCGTCTGTAGCAACCACAAAGATAGTGAATCCATTTTCGAGTATGATAATTCCGTCAGTTTTATTATAGGAACGAACAAGAGGAGGAGGACAAACCTCTTCAAAGAAAGTTTTGAGTGTAGTCTTTTTAAGTTGTCCAAGTGTCTGTGCGGCAAATAAACCACTTCCTCTAGGATTTTCTAATGCTCTCATTAAAAATTCTTGTAGTGTACTTCTTGATTTACCAGAACCGTATCCACCAAATACGGCAATGATATCTGTATCGTTATCCCCACCAGTTTTGACCATGTGCATGTCTTCTTGATAATACATTGGTACATATGTTAATTGTATTGCCATACAAGAATTACATTGAATGTATGACGGGTGTTGGTCTGGAGGTGGATACATGGTACCCACCTTACAGTTATAACATGTATCCATTTTTCATCCTCCTCCGTATTCACTTTCATCTGGTTCTGGTAGTTCTGGTAGAAAAGCACCTACTACAAATACGATGGCGATTGCAATGACGCACCACACTATTTTTTACCCTTGTCGCTAACAGGTTTGTTACTCTGTTTTAACTTAGCGGCTTGTTCTTGTTGTTTCATCTTACTTTCATGGCTTTCTTGACTCTGGACTATATTATGTTCATGATTTTCTTTTTGTTGTTGTAGTTTCATTTGATTCTCTTGCTGGTTATGTTGTAGTTTCAATTGCATTTCTGCGGCCTTATGTTCCAGTTCCGCTTTCTTCGATTCCATATTCATTTCATGTTCCTGTTGTTTCATCTGAAATTCCATCTGTTTCATCTGCATGTTCATTTCCATTTCCATTTGCTTCATTTCCATAGCGGCCTTTTGGTCATCGTGCAACAAGGGAACTAAGTAATTTATAGCCTGAGCCATTTGAGATAGAATCTGAGACTTTACCTGAGCATGTA